ACCCGCGGCAAACGTCGAACCACCCCCAGCCACCGGACCCAGCGCCTTCAGGATCGTCTGGAGCGCGATCATGGCCATCTGCTTGGCGATGATCTCCGCGGCCATCTGCGCGAAGTTCTGGGCCACGTCTTGGAAGAATCCGGCCAGCACCTCTCGCGCACTGGCAGCGCCGGTGATCAGGTCGCGGAACGCATTGCCGAACGCCCCACCGATCGTCTCGGCAGACTTGCCCGCCAGGGTGGCGATGCTGGTCATTTCGGCTAGGTCGTCTTTCAGGGTGGCGATCTGGGCCTCGATCGCCATGCCCTGGGTCTGGAAGGCGGCTGGCTCGGCGGCCTGGCTGGTCAGCTGCTGCATCATGCGCACCCGTTCGGTCATCAGGTCGTTGATGTCCTGTTCGGCCTTGACCTGGGCGTTTTTCAGGGCGTGCTGTTTCTCCGATTCGATCCTCGCCAGCTGTTGCTCAGCGTTGTAATCAATGCCTAGCTCGACCAGCTGTTTCTCCAGCTCTTTGAACTCCTGCTTTGTTTGATTCGCCTTGTCATTGATCTCCATCTGCTCGAAGGCGTACTCCAGCCGGCGGCGTTCAAGATCAGTTGTTGCGCCCAGCAGCTCGCTTTCCTGGTTGAGCTTGACGACAGCCTGGGTCCTGGCCTCGATGAACTTTTCGAGCTCGGTGGTGGCGGCTTGTTGGCGTTCGCGGAGTTGCTCGGCGGCTTGCTGCTGTGCCTCGAAACCAGCATTATTTGCCTGCGCCTGATCAAACGCATCAAATCCCGTGTTTTCCGTTGACCCGCCAAAGAATGTCTGCAACGCTTTCTGCCGATGCGGGCCCATCCTTGCTACGCCACTCCTGGGGCTGGTTCCAAACGAATCGCGCGCATTGCGGTTTGCCCGTGGATTGCCCGCCAGCACCGTTGTATAAAGATCCTCAAGGCTTGCGCCTTGGGTGCTCATGCCAACACCCTTAAAGCGATCTTGAAAATACCTAACAACGGGCCCGGTTACCTGCTCCTCAAATGATTGATTAGGCGTTACGCCATACTGCCGCCGCTCAGGTATGCCAAACTGAATCAGCCCCTGATAGTTGCCGCCAGCGCCGCCACGAATTGACGGGCTGAAAGTGCCAGCGGTTTCAAAGCTGATGATCGTGGCCAGGTCGAGCGGGCTGACACCGAGCTTCTGCGCTGCGGCAATCAATGCCCTGGCGCGGCTTGAGGGCTGGAACGATGGCGCTGATCCGCCGCTACCTGCAGCCCCGCCACTGGCAGCCGCAGCCCTCACCCGCGCCGCTTCCCGTTCACCAGCCGCCGCGGCCTGGGCCTGCTGCTGTTGCTGCGACACGCTACTAGGCGTAAACGCTCTTTCGCCTTGATACTGCCTAAACAGCTGTTCTTCGCGCTGTCTGAAGAACTGCTGGCGCCCGCCGAAATCAAACAGCCCAAACGGCCTGGCGTTGGTGTCGCGTTCCGCCTGTTGCCGCGCCCTTAGTCGATCCTGAATTGCATTTTGAGCGGGTTGATCGCCACTGAACGCGCCAATCGTCTGATTGGCAGAACGCAATGCAGCCGCAACGGCATTGATAGCGGTTACGGTTGACGGCCCAAATACCCGAGCAAATGTTACGCCTAGGTTTTCAGACGCCACCCGTAGATCAATAAGCGCTTGACGACCAGTCTTGAACTGCTCATTTAGCTTGCCTAATTGGGTATCATTTAGCCGATTTAGTGCATTTAACACTATATCTGTCGTGATTTTGCCTTCTGCTCCTAGCTCTTTCAGCTCGCCAATCGTTACGCCCATTTCAGCGGCAATCGCTTGCGCAACCAGTGGCGCCTGTTCCCGAATCGACCGCAGTTCTTCGCCCTGCAGCACGCCGGAAGACAGTGCTTGCTTTAATTGAGTTAACGCGGCACTGGTTTCTTGCGCTGTTGCACCGCTATTCCTTACTGCTGCGGAAAAGCCTATAAAGGCCTTTTCGATCTCATCTAGCGTTACGCCGGTTGGCCTAAGCGACGCATACAGACTTGCGAAACTATCCTGAGCTTCAATGTTGCTGATTCTTAGCGTGCTCGCAATTCGCGCAGCCGCCACCTGTGCTTCGTTGTACTCTCCAAACTCACTCGCTAGCGCCTTTAACCTCACTTGAGCAGTTTCCGCATTCAGGCCAACCTGAAAAGCGCCCGCTGCAACCATCCCCGCTTGCGCACTGATTGCCCCAGCAATGCCACCTGCAGCGCCTGCCAGCAGTGCATTGCGTGCAGATAGTCCATTGCTCGATCTGGCGGTGTTGTCAAGGCTTCTAAGCCTCCCCTCCAGCCGCTGAATCTCAGCCCCGTACTTCTGAAACTCCCGGCCACCGATCTTCGCCTGTTCCTGCAGCCCGCGCAATGCCGCAACGCTGGTGCGGATCCCGGCAATGGTGCCGTCATTGGCGCGGGCGAGCTGCAGCGTTGCGGTGCGCAGCGCTGTTTTCTCCCGCTTGGTTACCTGCGCGGCCTGGCCCAGATCCTGCAGCGACCGTTTCACCCGATCGATATTCCCGCCGCCCTTCACCTCGGCCGACAGCCGGATGGCGGTATCCAGGCTCATCCGGGCCATGTGTTATCCGATCGCCAGTCCTAGGGTCAGGCTATGGATCTCACCCCACCCAAATACTCCCGCTCCAGCAGCCGCAGGTCCTCCAGCAGCCACACCCGATCGGAGCGCTTCACGCCCTCATCCTTGGCGCATTGAATGAACGCCCCGTAATCGAGGCCCACAGGGCCAGCCATGCCGACCCGCCACTGGGTCTGCATCTTCAGGAACCAGGCCAGTGCTTCGCAGTTCTCCGGCAGGATCCCAAACGTCATCGGCCGCTGCTCTACCTCGGGCACCTCCAGGCCGAACACGGCTGCAGCGTCCGCCGCATCCTTGCCGTCGTCAGCATCACCCTTCGCGGCGCCAGCGAGGAACAGCGCCGCGTCTATGAGTTTTTTGCTCGGAAGCCTCCAGCCTTCGCTGCCGACTTCTCAGTAGGCCGGCCAACGCTTTCGGTCCACGCATTGAAGATGGCCGACGCAGCGCCTTGCATCTGCAGCATCCTGGCCTTGGTGGCTGGCGTGAACTCCAGCGGCTCATCATCCTCGCCCACCACCTCATCACCCCAGCCACAGAGCACCTCGGCCGCCAGGTCCTGGTAGGTGCAGGGGAGCTCCTCGGTGACGGGCTCTAGGTCGGAGCTGCCCCGGTAGTCCCTAAGGGCTTCGTAGCGCCTGACCGTGGCCACCACCAGCGCGTTGTGCCGTTCGTTCAGCTCATCGCACTCCTCCTGATCGAGCATCCGAAAATGCGCGGTGAAGGTGTAGGCCTTCTTTACGCCTGATTTGGACGGCAGGTCAACACTTACCGGCCACTCGATGTGGTCCAGCTGATACAGGTGAAACATGAGGATCAGAAGAAAACGAGGCGGGTTTCGTCGTTGCCAGCTGCGGACTTGGGCAGCGCGGTAAATGGGATCTGCAACATGCTGGTCCCGTCAGAATCAGAGAACGAGAGGTCGCCACTGATTGCTGCCTTGGGACAGAAGAAAATGGAGCTTTCGGTAGCCGTAGTGCCCTGTTGCACAACGAACGGGCCATCGCTGGCGCCGCTGTTGTCAGCTGCGGCGGTAAAGAAGTTCTTTGTCGCCACAGGCGGGTTTTCGATCGTGATCGTGCCGTTCGGGTTGGGGCGGTCGGTGATGCGGGCTTTAGGTTCGCAGCCAATCAGTGAGCGGAACACGGTCGACAGGCCCCAGTCGAACGTGAACCCTTCAGAGCAGGGATTGAATCCCTGGAACCTCATCGCTTTGGTGTGGGTCGGGGTGACAGGCACCGGCTCGGCCTGGTTGCTGTAGATAAATCCTTCAGCGCTCCTAGCGGTGGGGGTGGTGTAACGGCCGACGCCGGTAATCGTGAACGTGCCGTAACCGTTCAGAGTGCTGTTGAGGGCCGGGCTGCCGCGGAATCCATCGATCCGGTGAACGTTGGTGCCGTCCTTCACCGCCACGATGGTGCAGCTGCTGCCGTTGCCAAAGGTGCTGATCGGCTGCAGCAGGGACAGCGCGGGGATCTTGTAGCCCACTGCGCCGCCAGTGAAGGATGCAGTGGAAGGAACAACCGTCACTTCACGGGTCGAGCCGTTGTGTGCCACGATCACGCCCTTGTGGCCGGTGTTGGCGCCGCTGGTGATCTCGATTGGCAGGCCCAGGTAAGCGTCAGTTGCGGGGTTGCTGCCGCCTAGGTCGGCCAGGGTGAGGGTGTTGGCGCCGCCTGCGGTGGCGGTGCCGGTTAGCTCGGCCATTGCCGAGACGTTCATACCGGCCGCCTGCAGCAGGGGCGTGAACCGGGGGGCAGTGGCGGCAACGCCAGAACCGCCCCACTCGAACGTGATCGTGACGGCCGCGTGCTCATTGGTCAGCGGTTGCCGGTCGGCGCCGAGGAACCCCTTGATCAGGGCCCGCTCCACGCGAGTACCAGTGATCGGGTTGATCTCCAGCGACACGATCTTTACCGCGTCGGTATTGGCGATCGAGCTGGCCAGGGTGCCGTAGCTAGTCTCGGCCTTCACCAGCGCGAAGCTGTTGCGAATCAGGAGATCAGTCATCAGTCCTTGGCCTTCGGCGCGGGTTGAGCGGGCTTGGCGGGCTCAGGCGTGGGCGCCTCAGCGGCGGGCACCATCTGGCCACTGGGGAGCATCACAAACTCGCCAGATAGGCCGTGGTGCTCATAGTGTTGGTCGGCCGCCATAGTTAGGGGTGAGCTTCCGTACCCTCAGGCTATGGAGCGGCGTTGATTGCGTTGTCACGTGTCCGGTAGCGGATCAGGAATCTTTGGGTCATGCGGCCAGACGTGGCATCGGCTGCCTCCATCTCTGGCAGGTAGCCATCCGGCTGCACGTCATGGGCCAAGCCGCCAAGGGTGCGGTCGGCCATCATGCGGGCGTGAACGTCGGTCACGATGGGGTCCGCCAGCTGGTCCGGCACATCGCCGCGCACGTAGGTTTCGATCAGGGCCACCAAAGCGTTGTCAAGGCGCCCGAGGCTTGCGCCGGTGGTACTGGGAGCCTTCACCGGGTTGTCCTCGCCAGGGCTGACGATCACCGCTGGGGTTTCGGGCCTGGAGATCGCCTGCACGCGGCTGCGGTAGATCCTCGTGCCGACCCGCAC